TCTTAGAATAATTTCTGCACATGGATTGGTACCATATTCACAGTTTTCCTCTCGTCCCCACTTCACCGCTTGCTCCTGTAGAGCCCTACGATTGATCATGCCGCGTTCTCCGCTGTGGGAGTTGTATAGAGAGGTCCATTCCTCAAGAAACTGTCCCATGGGAGGTCTACCACGATAAACTGCTGAATTATTGGCGTAAGAACGGAATCCGGCTTGTTCCCACCATGCACCACTCTTGCACATGGCAATTTCACGGTCTCCCAGGTCACTGAGAGAGATCATAGCGGATCTACGGACTCCACCCACGATTACGGCATTCGCAATGGCACAACAGGTGTCATGGCATTCAAGAGCCGAAAGTTTACGTCCTTGGGCATTGTAGAAGACCTTGACCAAAAATTTGAATAAATTGTCTAGTGGAGCAGGACCAGAAGCACGACCACCAAAAGTCTTAAGTCGTGTACCGGATGCTCTAACCTTTGACAAGTCCCACTTAGGATGCTTACCAGCATATAGATCATTGAATAAAGTTTTGAGAGCATTCCCCCAACCTTCCTTTGAATCTTCAACAACAATTACCTTATCAAAATTCTTTACAATCTTGTTAGCAACAGTTGGAAGTTTATCGGTGTATTGACGCTCTACGGAATATCCAGTACCAGTGCCATTCATAAGAATAACAAACAGTTCTGCAAAGGATTCAACAGAATCGATTGGAAGATATGAGCAGTTATACAAACAAGTATTATCGTGATCAAGAGCAATACCTGCAGTCATCAAACTTCTCATCGAAGGAAGAACTTCAAGGTTTAAAATTGCTTCTTTGACATCAGGTCTTTCTGACAATGATGGAACCTTATCGGTGAAATAATTCCACCAACGGTCTACGCATTCGTCCCAACTCTCGCGGCGATTCTGTGAAGGAAGCCAACGAGAATAACGGGAAATAAAGATAAAAGATTGAAACGGTGTTAAAGCATCTGCCATAAAATGAACTCCTAGTGGGTGTCTTATTTAGTTGTTAGAGTCTGCCACGAAACTGGGAAAAGGGGAGCAATTAATTTGTCAATTGCTTTAGCAAATTCCTGCACTTCCCATTGTGCATGAGCATCTATACGAAGATTATAAACTCTTGCAAATGCATAGAGTGAACCAGTCCATACAAATTCTGTGTATGTACCTTGTGGTAAAATTGATCTTGCCTGTTCTGGTGCAACACCATCTACTAATAGACGGTTATATAGATCTAAACATTCTTTTGCAACACCAGAATATTCTTGACGTAATTTAATACATGTATCAAGATCTTCAATAGCACCACTGCTACCTTGCTTTGCTCCATTGGTTGGAGCATTTCTCCAGAGAGGTACATAAATCTCTGGCTCAAAGGTAACATAACGGCGACTTACTTCATTCATGACAAGACCAACTTGATGTTTACCAAGTTGTGCACGAACAAAGATAGGACACTTAATACGAACACTAATCTGCGGATGACAGAATGGTGTAAAGTGATTATGCTTTGCAAGATATGTAATTAATTTTACATCTTTGTCTAGTAGATAAGGTTCATATGGTTCTTCTTTACCCGGACGAGGAGTGTGATCTTCCATTGTGCCATAGAAACTCTGCTTATTAAATGAAACACGGGCAGCATCTACTACAGATAAATCGCTACCCATGTGATCAATAAGTTGTACGTGTCCATGGTCAAGTACGGTAAGTTTAGTCTGCTCCGGCAACATTGGTATCGTCTGTGTCATCTTCTTCATCCTCATCTGCATCTACAAGTTCAACTCTTACGCCATCAATCTTAGTAAAGTCTGCTGCATATTCTCTTGCACGACCCCACAGTTCGGGATCCATTTCTTTTACATACTCACCGAATCGTTGTACAAAGGTGATATACGCTTCACTAGCCTTTAAAATATCTTCTTCAGATAATTTGTCGTTCTCATCTTCCATTTAAACCTTCTTCCAGTAAGTATACTTTACTTTTGCTTTAAGTCCAGAATAAACATTGTTTATTATTAGTTTCATGGTCATTGATTCACCGAATGCTAGAACCATGTCGTTAATATCTTTTTTATCAATTTCATTAGGCCAAATTACTACATTTCGTCCAGCCTCAATGTACTTTCCAATCAAGTGAACAATTTCTACATTTCTTGGTTCATTATCAAATATAAACACAACCTTTGATTTGGAGATCTTCTTAGGAAGATCTTCTAACCATCCTGCACCCTGCATTGAAATTCCATTTGGAATAAACATGGAATCAATCGGACCTTCAGTCACATACACAGTATCTCTTGCGTCTACTTTATCTATGTTGTACCACAGACGCTCTTCGCCTTCACGCTTTAAGGTGATATACCTTATCGCTTTCTCTTGCGCTTTTTCTTCGATAATCCTACCCTGGACACCAATAAGGCTCCCGCTCTCGTCATAGAACGGTATGACGAGCCGACCTTCCTTAGATCCTTCTCTATCGAAAGAAGACATGATTCTACTGAAATCACTGCAGTAATAAAAATTGCAATACTTTTCTTTTGGAATTTCTCTAGATTGAACATATTTTACCGCCGGATGATCTGCATTGAGTAAATCAAGCCTTGTTCCGAGATTACTGAACACTGGCTGTTTCTTTTCTGTCTTCGTTGTAACCAACGGTTCTGGATTTTTGTCTTTGAAGTTTTCAAATGCATATTCTTTGCAGAGAGATGGGCTAACACTTTCAAGTACAGAATATAAACTACAGGCAATACCGCAGTTGTGACATTTATAAACATAATTTCCTTTGTTTTCAAAAAAGAATCCTCTCGTCTTCGTCTTGTTCTTTAGTGAGTCTCCACACTTAAAACAACGACACGTAGCAAGGTTCTCTTTCTTCCACTTGAACTTCTCAAGTGAGCCAGACAACATATTCACATATTTCTTATCAATATATATACTCATTTTGGTGCGTCTTCAAAAACCCAGTTTACTGCCTTATTCTTTTTTATACCAAAATTATCTGAAAATACTAATGGACCAGAACCCGATCCATAACTTTCTTCATTTGTATTGTTGGCATTGACAAGATTGTTATTTGAATTTTCTACATCGTAGAACTTCATCTTGGATTTGTTTACACCAATAAGAAATTTACGGTTCTTAGTTGTATCATTACCACGGTTCTTTAACTGCTTCACCATGAGTTGACCATTCTGTGCTAACTCTTCAGTCTCAATGAGTGCAATGAAGAAGTCAGTAGTTTGTGGTAGACCAAAACTTTCAGATGTATCTGTCATCTCCATGTCACTACTCTTTGCACCTTCACGGTTTACCTGAGTAGCAGACCATAGTGGTACATTGAACTGCTTGGCAAGACCACGAAGTTCTTCTGCAATGCCCTTGACATAGGTGTAACTATTCATACCGTTGCCCATCTTGAATCTTGCACATGAGCAGATGTTTAGATAATCAACAATAATAATATCAGGCTTGAACTTCTTCTTGATCTTAAGTTCTTCCATTAGATTACGGAAGTGAGTTACATTGGCTGCAGCAGTAGGATATTCTTTAATAATAAGTTTACCACGGCAAGTCTTCTTAAGATTGTTTACCTTGTTCTCGTACATCGCAAGAGGCATCTTCTCAAGAACATGAATGTCTGTATCTAAAAGATTGGCATCAATACGTTTAGCAATTTCTTCTTCAGACATTTCAAGTGTAATATACAACACATTCAAATTCTGTGTAAGACATGCAGCAGCATGATGGCACAAGAATGCACTCTTACCAACACCTGATGCTGCCATCACTACGTTGAGAGTCTTCTTACGAACTCCACCACCTGTGATGAGATTAAACATCTCAAGATCAAATGGTACACGCTCTTCTACACGATGATAGTACTCATAACGTTCATCTACATCCTCAAAGAAGTCGTGTCCTACACGAGTATCAAAGGATACAGATAGAGCCTTAGACATGATCTCAGGAATTGCATTCTGAGTCTGCTCCTTGTCCTTACCTTCAATGATACCGATGGATGCCATAATACCATTGTAAATGGCTTTCTCTTTGCAGAACTTTTCGGTATGTTCTACGAGCCACTCAGTATCAGACTTCTCACCCTCCTTGTACATCTCATCAGAGATGGCAACACACTTCTTGAATTCACTATCTCCAAGAGTCTTGTCATCTCCGAGTGAAATGAGTACAGCATCCTTAGTAGGAATGTTATTGTACTTAAGAAGAAACTTACTGACAATATTAAAGACTGTTCGTTCAGCCTTATCTTGAAAGTATTCTTCTTGAAGGAACGGTACAACCTTGCGAGAATAGTCTTCGTTAAGGACTAAATTCTTTAAAATAACTGTTTCCATGGTTTTATTATATCACTGGGTTAGGCGTTGTCAAGATGATCTTCATGAACATCTGCTTCAAGATCTTTATCGTCATCACTTTCAACTTGTGACTCTATGATCTTTACAAATATTTCACCAGCAGTTTGCGTGAAATCTTTATCGGCTTGATCAAACCCTTCAGGGAATTTAATCATTTCAATTTCCATAGTAACATTCAATCCATCATTACCATTTTCTTTAAAATCAATTTTGCCATAGCGGTAAATGATACCAGAAAATTTACCTAATGTAATTTCAATAGGACAAGTTTGTGTACTGTCTACTGATGCTTCAGGAATAAATTTATATTCAACTACCTTGTCCATACTTAAATCCTTTTTGAATTTCTGCATCCAACTTGTCAAGAATATCTTTTGTAAAATATTTTTCAGGATCTTCATCTATATTTTTCTCAAATGCTTTTGTACCATCTGGGAGTTCTACTCGTGTTGAAACCTTCTTGAATATATTATATTCAATTGCAAGGTCTGTCAAGCCATAATATCTACTTAACCCAGAAGTATAGTTAAGTCGTGTCTGAACGTGCATGTTTTCTTTGACAAAACGATTCTTGTAATTGGTGCACTTAATAAAGTTACCAACGATACCTTCATCGGTCTTATCCTTACTCTTTGATAACATGATAATGTTACTTGCTGCATACTTGATACCATTACCACCACCAAGATCCTTAGTAGGAACATACGAGTTGTGTGATAATACACCATTTTCTAAAATATAATGATGATCATCCTTAACGGTAAAATCATAAACTTTGATTGATTCTTTTAGAACTGTCTTTTTTATTATTTTGTGAGTTTTCATTTTAAAAATTCCTTAATCATACATATTATTTCTAGCATCAGAAAAGCAGCCAAAGTAATTGGTATACCTTACTCAAAATTACGAAACCTTCTCAATGGAAACAATTTCATCACCCTCAGCAATATCTGAGATACATTTCCATTCACCATCTTTTGTCATGAATTTATGATTTGGTGTGGTAATAAATGATGTACCATCATCTAAAAGCACTTCAACAGTTTCATTAGAATCATAAACAAATAATTCAGTTACTTCTGATGTTCCTGTTAAAGTTTTTACATTATCTCCAACTTCAATATTTGTAATATTTTTAATAGATGAATCGCCCATTATAATATTCACATTACTTGCCATGCATCCGATAACTTGATATGTATGGTTTGTAAGAAGAAGTGGTATCTTTGCCTTACCAAGTTTTAATGTAAGAACACGGAATGTAGCCTTAGTAAGTTGTGCTTTGGTCATATCACGCACATCCTTACCATCTGCTGAATCGGTCATTTCTTTGTTTGTCGATAACATTCCCAAAGAATCAAGAACCATAAAGATTGGCTTGCGGTCTTCTTCAGGTGTTTCAAGTACATCATTGACGATCTTGAGAGCTTGGTTCTTGAACTCTTCGATTGTTGCAACAGGAACAACTGCAATTCTTTTGGAATCGATTCCCCGTTGTGCAAACATGTCTGAAGTGATTGCTTGCTCCGTGTCAAAGTAGATGACAACACCATCTTTGTGGTCTTTGAGAAATTGCGTAGCGATTCCAATTGCATAGAAAGTCTTTCCAGTAGCCGGATCTCCCGCAAGACAAGAAATCTTGTTTGCTGGTAGTCCACCATATATAGATCCTGAAAGCAAAGCATTCAGAACATATGAACCCGTATCAATAAAGCCTGTAACATCAGCCCCATCAATACCATCGGCTACAATGGCTGCATCAGGATTGTTTAGTTTGCTTAGTAGATTTGTTAGATACTTTGACATTCTTTTCCTTTTCTTTTTGTGCGTGTTTCCAATTTTCGTTTTCCCAATATTGAGATGCCTCTACAGCATCATTGAGTCTGTGATAACACTTTTCAAGTAAATCTTCAATAGCAATAATTCTTTTATATAGATCAGTACTATTTTCTTTACTAAATTCTGGTTTACTATTTAACTTAGTACCCCGATACTCACAGTGTGAACGGTACTCATGCATTAACAACTTAAATGGCATCTCTTCAATTGAATCTATAAATTCTTGATATGGAATTCTTAAAATATTATATTCATATTGCCACGGAATTGTTTTAGTAATAGTAACTTTAGATTTTTTTGTCACTTTGCTTCTTACCTTTCTTATAATTTTTAGTTGTAATAATAATACGCGCATAGTTTTCTTCAACTATGGTGTCATCAATAGTAATTGATTCTACGATCACGTCATCTACGTCATTGACAATATCAAGTAGTCTAGTACCAACCATAATGCATGGACCACCTTCAAAGTCAAATAAACCATCGCCACCCCTAGAAAATAGGGTGTGACCTTCGAGACTATAGTTTCCGTCTTTACGCTTGGTGAGGATTCGTTCATCCCCATATCTAGATTTAAAGGTCTTTACCATTTCTTAATATTCTTTCTGTTTAGTATTATACATCAAGCGAAGAACGAGTCAAGGGTTACTTTATCACTAATTGACCATTTGATGGCTTGCAAAATATTGTCAAGTGGTTCATTAAACGTTTTTTCAAATTGTTTCTTACGATCAACAAATTTATCTAATTGAAATTGTACTGGGGCTTTGTTAATAAATCCAAGAACCGCATCACGACCTCCCATACCATATGGATTGGGAACTTTTACAAACACAAATCGAATCTTATCATTTTCTTTGATTGGTGCAACTTCTTTATCAATCTTCAGCTTCTTAATATATGCATTGTGTAACAATGCAGCCTTTGTCGCAATGGGTGTTCCACTCTTGTATATATCCGATATATCAGTGTACTTAGAGATACCCTTAACACCCCGAGGAGATGCGATAACATCTATAGGTAGTTCCATAAATTCATCATAAAATGAATTCACATACTTACGTAACTCCTCGGGGGTCTTGGTCATGATGATCATGATGCAGTCTTTGAGTTTAGTACGAACAATACCGGGAGTACTGCTTCGTGCTGTCTCTAGACCCATTATCTTTAACTTTGGTTCACTGAAGCGAACACCTTCAAGATCTGTCATCAGTAGTGCATATCGTTTCTTGGCAATAAACATTCCACTTGATGCAATGGCTTCACGCTTGAATGAAATCTTGTTGGTAAGACAGTTGAGTTTGGTTGTCAACTCCTTCATCGTCCCAGTCAATTCTTTTTGAATATTCTTTTCACAGATATTGTCAATAAATGTTGTGATGTCACCGATATCACTCTTGGTAGAAACTTTATTAATAATATCTTCGAGATTTAGATAAACGGAATCTGTATCAACGGCAATGACATAATCCTTGGGATCTGCATTCTTCATGACTCTGTTGATGTATGCATTCATCTGCTCTTCGGCAGATCGAATGATCACCTGACCGGTCACAGTAACTGCAGTTGCGAGTTCCGGAGAAGAGTATGTGAATGCAGGATTACCAAGACAGCCATATAGACTGTTTGCTAGAATCTTCTTTACCGACTGACGAATCTTGAGAGCCGCAATGAATGGAATAAGTTTCTTGTCCTTCGAGACTTCGTATTCTTTCTCCAACTTAATCATCTTCTTCTTGGCTTCTTGTCGTTGATTGAAAGTAATCTCAATTAGAGTGGGAATGAATCCCTTGATGCTATTTGAGAAGACTGATCCATTACACGCCAAGCATGAATTCTGATCAATAGCATCTTTAATCATGTCTGGAATCTCTTTGCGCTTACTACGCAAAAAGTCATCTGCATTCAATGATGAATTCTTGACAATGCATGTCTCGGGTGAAATGTTCCAACCAATGATAATAGATGGATACAGAGATGTTGCATCGAAACTCACAACATTTTTATACAGACCAGGAATTACATCCTTGACGTAAGCACCAATGAACTGATCGTCCTTAGCATACTTTGTCTTTAGTGGAGGAACAATGTTTTGTTTGGCAAGATAGTCACAACAAATGGTTTCCCAAATACGAGTGGCAAAGAAGACGGTATCAAAGGTGATCTTGGCTTCATATGCAATCGAAACGGCAAGATCAATTAACTTTAATTTATCCTCAAGTCGCTCAACCAAGACCACATCTTGGACATTGTACTCAGCAAACTTTTGAAAGTTTTGCGTATAAAACTCACGCAACGACCCATATTCGGTATAGTCCAGTTTTTGTTCATCTAGTTCTACCTTTGCTATATTATTTAGGGCGTAACTTTCTTGGTTGGTTCCAGAAAATTTCTTATATAAATCCATGTAATCCAGAATGGTATATCCCGGAAACTCATATAGAGTATAGTCTTTACCACCAATATTGGTGATACGCATCTTCATGAAGCCAAATGGCATCCATGCCTGAATTTCCTTTTCTTCAAAGAAGAGTTTGGCACGACCAATGATATAGGGCATATCAAAGAGTTTGATGTTCCAGCCAGTCAGAATGTCTGTATCACATTGACGAAGAATGTCAAAGATCTTCTTAATCAATTCCTTCTCAGATGCAACAAGAACAACTCGACAATCCGGAAGGTTAAGGGGTTTCATGGTGATAACATAATTGACACCAGAGATACGAATCGTCACCAAGTTAATGCGTTCATTAGGCGCATCAAGATTGGGAAACCCCCCTTCCGTCTCACATTCAAGGTCCAAGTAGGCTACTTTGATCTTGGAAAGATCGTATTCCACCTCAGACGGATAAGTCTCCATGATATATTGAGTGATGAAATCAGTGTTTCCATAAATTGGACAATCTTCTAGTTCTCTGTATTGATCAAGAAATTCACGAGCCTCATACAAATTCTCAAACTTAATACGACCAACATTGACTCCGGTTAGAGTCTTATACTTGCTGGGAGTATCAGTACGCATATACAATGATGGCTTATAAGTAACAGTATCCGTAAAACGAACACCATTGTTATAGCCACGAACAAGAACCTTGTTCCCCTTGAGTGCACATGCTGTATAAAATTTCATTATTTTGTTTCTTTGTCTTCCAACAGTCCCTGAAGTAGAATCATATAGTTAATAACGTCAATAATACTGTCTTGAACAGTCTCATTTCCCACTTTTAATTCACCCTTCTTGAGAAAGGTGGAAATACGTGAGATTTTATCAACCACACGCAACATTAACCCTTCTTCGGCACTTGCAAAGCCAAGAATCTCTCCTCTCTTAAAATTAGCAAACGGATCTGTTCCGGATGCATAATCTGCGGACTTGTGACGCATTATTACTAATGCTCGGCGGCAAATGTCTTCATGTAGCTGAAATAATTCATCTTTTGTCATGGAACTAGTATAGCACCAA